TTATAAACGATTGGGCGAAGAATTAACATTGGCCGGGTTAGTGGGGAAACCGGTTGAGCAATATAATAAAGAAGAAGTGGAAAAACTTTGCCATGCCTGTATTCATTCTATTAATCCAAAAAAAATAACAAAATTTTCAAAACCTTTTATAGACGAGCGCGGGGAGTTAATTATCCCGGCGGATGCAGATCCCCGGTATTTCTATTGGGCGAAATGCGGCCAGTCGCTCTATGAAACGCTCCGGGAATTGAACGTAAGCGACGAAGTATGGAAACGATATACCGACGTAAGGGAAGCGCCGTTTTAAATGAACCTAAAACGGTATTACGAAACCCCATGGTGGAAAAAACGCTCAAAAGGGTTTCGAGAGAAACAAGGGAAGTGCTCTAGGTGCGGATCAAAAGAAAAGTTACAAATTCACCATAAGCGCTACAAGTTTTTCAGGGAGAGAGATTCGGATTTAGAATGTTTATGCGCCAATTGCCATTTGCAAGGCGTTCACCAACAGAAAGGATACGAAGAAATGCTGGATTTTAACCACATTAAGAACCGCGGGGACCGACTTAATTTTTTAATTGATGAAGCGCTGGTGATTCCAACAGAAGCGCCGCGAGATTACCTTGGCGGCTCGCGCCTGGGACACGAATGCGCTCGTTCACTCCAATACGAATTTTTTAATGTTCCAAAGGATAGACCGTTTACTGGCCAGTTAATGCGGACGTTCGCCATCGGTCACGCGCTGGAAGATTTAGCGGCCGACTGGTTACGGAAAGCGGGGCTTGACCTGCGGACCGTGGACGCCAATGGCCGGCAATTCGGATTCATTACCGGCGGCGGAAAGATCCGCGGTCATATTGACGGCGTTATTGTCGGCGGGCCGGAAGAATTGGGACCGTATCCGAGATTATGGGAATGTAAAACTTCCAGCGCAAAGAAATGGCGGGAGTTCGAGAAGAACAAAGTAAGGAAAACTAACCTGACCTATTTTATCCAGGTACAGGTGTACCAAGCCTATATGGACCTGACCGAAAACCCGGCGCTCTGGACAGTAATTAATAAAGACGATTCTAGCCTTTACCATGAGGACATTCCCTTTGATCCGTCCGTGGCCCAGGACGCCAGTGACCGGGCGGCGCGGATTGTTCAGTGCTGTTTAGCCGGTGAGTTGTTGCCGCGGGAATATCCTAGCCAGGATTTCTATCAATGTAAATGGTGCAACTGGGGATCGAGGTGCTGGAATGGGTAAAATCATCTCTTTCGACTTCAACGACGCAAAGCCCCAACGATCATCTGAAGAAAATAAGACACCGCCGGATATAGCTTTCCGCGACTTTATCACCGAGTGCGGCTTTAATCGGCCGGAGAGTATTATTGAAGATGGCGAGATCCACCGCTATGGCAAAAATAAGGTGGACTGGTACCTGTATCATCCACACCAATCCAACCCTGCCGGGGCCTTTGGCTGCTGGAAATCCATGGAAAAAAATGTGACGTGGTGTTACCGCGGCGCCGAAATGTCGGCGCGTGAGTGCGAAGATCACGAAACCCGGATGGCGCAGATACGCCGCAAGGTTAATGAAGATCGGGAGCGGGCACACGCGCAGGCGCGAGAGGAAGTGGCAAAGGTATGGGCCGAGGCTAAGGAACCGGAAAACCATCCATACCTTAAAAAGAAAGGCGTTAAGGCTTATGGAATCCGTCTTTACAAGGGCGAATTGCTTGTCCCCTACCGTGATCAGAACGGCCTACTCCATTCCGTCCAGAAGATTACAGCCAGTGGCGATAAATGGAACTGGACCGGTGGCGAAGTGTCCGGCCATTACCATACAATAGAAGGAACGGGAAAAACCGCTTATCTCTGCGAAGGGTACGCCACCGGCGCGACAATCCATGAGGCGACTGGCGCCACGGTTTATATTGCATTTTCCGCGGGCAACCTAAAAACCGTTTCACCCTTGCTCCCAGAAAACGTGATTGTGGCTGCCGACAACGACACAGAAACTAAAGGCAACCCCGGATTGACGGCGGCCATGGCCACCGGGCGGGAAGTAGTTTTCCCAAAGGGAACCGCCGGGACGGACTTTAATGATCTGGCTATTGAAAAGGGAATAGAGGAAGTTCGCCAGCAGTTAAGTCAATCCACGAATAAATTTACCAAAAGAATTATTTCAGGTGAACAGCTTCATAATCAGTTCCTAAATACTTTGCACATGGGTTGGACCATAGAAGGAGTATTTCCTGAATCGTCATTTTTAACAGTTGTATTTGGCGCTCCTTCAGGTGGAAAGAGTTTTTCTGTACTGGATATGTGCTGCTCTATCGACTCCGGCACAAGTTGGCATGGCAAAAAGGTCAAAAAGAAGCCAGTTCTTTATCTGGCCGCCGAAGGGCAGGCGGGTATGCTTAAAAGGATTGAGGCGTGGACTAAGCATCGGGGAATATCTTTGCCTACATTTACACTTCTACCCATGCCGTGTTTGATTGACCATGATACTGATAGGCGAGAGCTCCTCAATATGATCGCTGAATTACCCCAAAAGCCGGGCGTGATTGTATTAGATACGCTGGCCAGGTCAATGATTGGAGATGAAAATTCAACCGTAGATATGGGCAAGGTGGTTATAGCAGCGGGCATATTAATTGAGGCAACCGGGGCACAAGTCATTATTATCCATCATACAGGTAAAGATGAGTCTAAGGGCGCAAGAGGCGCTATTGCCCTTACAGGGGCGACTGACACCATGCTTAAAGTTGTCCGGATGAAAGAGGAAAAGAGTTTTATATTAATTTGTGAACGTCAAAAAGATTTTGATAAATTTGATCCAATTGGTTTCCGTTTTGAAGTGGTTGATACTGGATACTATACCAAAGACGGCGATGAGGTTACTTCTCTGGTGCCAGAATTAGATGAAGAAGTTATTAAAACAATAAAGCAGCAGCAAAAACCTAAGAAGGAAAAACTTACAGATGTGCAGAAACGTACACTTAAAGCATTAAAAGAAACCATTAAAAAGGAAGGGATACCGTTTACCGAGGAAATACTTGAGAGTCAATGCGGATTAATCACACCAAATGATAAAATGGTAAAAGTGTCGAAATGGCGCAAGGAAGCCAAAAGAAAGGATATTTCAGACGGAGGAGAACGTGCTTGTAATGATGCGTTTAGTCGTGCGGTTGTTACTCTTGAGATAAAAGGATTAATCGGAATACTGGATGGTTACGCATGGATAAAAAAGGAAGAAACGGAATAAAATCTTCCGAATCTTCCGAATCTTCCGTTTTTACAAAAAAGGAAGAAACGGAAGAAAAGGAAGATTTCTTCCTTTTTTAAAAGTGTTCCTTTTCTTCCGAAAAAAGGAAGAAAAGGAAGAAGATTGTATTTATACAATCTTCCTTCCCTTCCTTTCCGGATGGAAGCTAAAAATAGGGGGTGAAGATGATAATAATAAAAAGCGCTGCTGAAATGGTGGATGAGCTACAAGAAAAATTAAGTAATCCTAATTTAAGAACTTACGAGGATACTCCTGTTAAATATAAGCACGTTCGATATTACAAAAAATATAAGTGCATAACGATTGATGGATTTTATCATATCCCGACAAATAGGATCACAACTGCCGGGGAAGTATTGGACTGGATTCACCAGTTGCACGAGAAAAATTGGGTTACCGATGAAACAATGAGAGAGTTCATTGATATGATTTTTAGAATAGTGCCTGAAAAGATGTGGGCAGGTGGTGGTGAATAATTATAATCAATCGGGCGCGCCGACCGCCGTAAAAGAGTGCTGTATGTATTGGGGAATACGAAGTGGCGGCCAGCGCCCCGCCAAAGGTAGTGCCGGAAAATGTAAGAATAACCAGAGAAGAAATAGAAAAAGTGTAATGATTTTAATGGGTTAGAATAGTGATGAAAAAATAAAAAAAGGAGGAAGTTATGAAAATCAAAGCAAGGAAAGTCGAAAATGGTTTTATCGTGTCTTACGGGAAGAAGGAATTTTTCTGTAAAGATGAAGATGAGGGAAGGAATAAAGTCCGCGAGTTATTTATGGCAGAAGTCGCGCCGGTAATAGCGCAGTTAGAAGTGGAGAGGTTATTCCCATTGGCACTGGAGAGCGTGTAATGGCTGAAATAGAAACCAAAACAGAATACCGCGGCCTAAGCGAGATCGCAGATCGCTTCGGCAAGAGTGTCGATTTTGTCCGGGATTTGATTCACGATAAAATTAACCCTCTCCCAGCGGTAGAAGTCGGGCGCGAGTGGTGGATCACCGAAGAAGCGATACAGCATTGGCTTAATCGTAAGATTTTAACACGTGTCAAGTAGTTTATCAGCGGGGTTAGACAGGAACCACCGCCGAGTTATGCGGATTCCCGGCGTGTCTACGCAGAACGCGAAAAAAGCCATGCTATACTATGTCCGCGTTAAAGATAATTGATTGTGGTTAATTTTAGTATGGGTGTTTTTTTATGAAACGTGGATTTTTATTGATTTTGGCGGAAAATGGCTAAATCGAACAGAAATCAATTTGGGAACAATCCAAAGCAATCGGCTTTCTGCCGCGAATATGTGCTTGATTATAACGGCACACAAGCGGCGATCCGCGCCGGATACTCAAAAAGAACTGCATATTCACAATCTTTTGATCTCCTGAAAAAACCTGAAATCCAAAAGGAAATTCAATCCCTTGAAAGCCGCATAGAAAACAAAGTCATAATCACAAAAGACAAAATCCTCAGAGAACTCTCAATGATCGGCTTTGCAAATATGGCTGATCACGTCACGATTGACGATGGTACTGGATGTGTCCAGGCGGTAGGGATTGACAGTCTTCCGGTAGGGGCCAGTAGGGCGATCAAGAAAGTCAAAGAACGGCGCATTATTAAATCCACTGCCAAAGGTGATGAAGTTCTAGAAAGCACATTTGAATTTGAGCTTCACGATAAGCAGCAGGCCCTTGTGAATATGGGGAAAGAGCTGGGAATGTTTAAAGAGAGGCATGAGGTTGGGTTAGATGAGGCATCTATTGAAGCTATCCTTGCGACTATGCCAACAGAATACGCCGATAAAGTAAGAAGTTCATTGATAAAGATCAAGGAAGATAAATGAACCTTCAGACACTTCCACCGCCTGAGCAATTTGCCGCTATACTGGCTTCTAAGATGAAGCCGGGAACTCTTAAAGCAATTCAATCAAAACAATCTTATCATCATTATGCCAATGATCCCGTTGGCTTTTGCGTTAATGAATTGAATGAGATTTTGACTGATGATGTCAAGACTATGATGGAATCGGTTAGGGACAACCTTGTTACTATTGCAATATCAGCCAATGCTACGGGTAAGAGCCATGGAGCGGCCCGAGTAGCAACATGGTTTTATAAAAGCCATGAAGATTGCAAGGTCTTCACTTCCGCGGCCCCACCGTATGACAATCTTAAAAATATCCTTTGGGGTGAAATTGGATCGGTAGTGGCCAAGCATCCGGAAATGTTTCAATCTGATGTGGTTACGTCTCTGGATATTCGGAGAGGGCCGGAAGACTTTATAACCGGCGTATCAATCCCAAGTGCAGGCACATCCAAAGAGAGAGAGGCTAAGTTCTCAGGTAAGCACCAAAAGCATATGCTTTTTATCTTGGATGAGGGCGACGCCATCCCTGATGAAGTATATTCTGGCATTGAATCCTGTATGTCTGGTGGTGTTATTGTTCGGCTACTGATCATGTTCAACCCCCGGCAAAATTCCGGCGCCGTCTTCCGGATGCAGCGGGATAATACAGCTCATGTTGTTCATTTATCGGCACTTCGGCACCCGAATGTCATTGAGGGTAAAGATATAATCCCCGGAGCGGTGACAAGAGATACTACGGTCCGGCGCATTAACGAATGGACACGGCCGGCGCACCCCGACGAAAAGATTGAAGACGATTCCCTTTTTGAAGTGCCTGGCTTTTTAGTGGGAGTTACGGCCCCAAAGAAAAACGGTGGTTTTTACCTGCCATTGCCAGCAGGGAAGCGCAAAATAACCAATCCCGCATTCTCATATATGGTGCTGGGTAGATATCCGGCCCAAGGGACCAATCAGCTTATTTCCAATGAATGGATTTCACGGGCGCGGTCCCGTTACGATATGTATGTTCTCGAACATGGGAACGTCCCGCCAGCGGGAATAAAAGGAATTATGGGCTTAGATTGCGCTGAAATGGGTGATGACCTGAATGTTGCTTGCGCTCGATACGGCGGGTATTTAACTAATTTCGAGAGAGAAAAGGATGTTTGGGGCGGCGTTGATATGATGGTAACGGGTGATCGTGCCGTCTCCTGGCATAAATCACATGATATCTCTTGCGCGAATATTGATGCCACGGGCGTAGGGGCGAGCGTTGCCCCTCAGATGCAACGATCCGGATGTGTAGCCATCGGCATAAAAGTAGCCGAAAAACCCACCACAAAGACCGAGCAGGGAGAATTTAAGCGTTTGCGTGATCAAATCCTTTGGTCAGTCAGAGAATGGCTTAGAACAGACACGTCGGCCATGCTGCCCCCGTGCGAGGAATTGCTCGAAGAACTCTCCGTACCGACATATAGCGTTGATACCGGGAAGATTGAAGTAATGAAAAAGGACGATATGAAGGAAGTTCTTAAGCGTTCACCCAATCATCTTGACGCTCTGGCATTAACTTTCGCGGGAGAGGGCGCTTTCTTCTCTGATACGGTTTACGAGGAGTACCCGCAATGAAAATCAGACTCATTAAGCCCACTGAAATAGACTATCTACGTTATCAATCAATGGTTGATGATGCTCACTGTAGGGGGATTAAGCTCACACCGAGACCCTTTCATTATGAGAACGCTGAGACCGGCCAGTTATACCATGATATTTTTGCCTGTGTTGGCTGGCCAACGGAAGTCACTGATAAGAACGATATGAGGCCGGGATATATCGCCATTGTGGGCGTCGTAAAGGACCACAGGCCGCCGCAAGAGGCTGTATTTCAATTACTGGCTGAGGGCGAAAGCAAGGATATTCCTATTTTGCTCAGGAAAATGGGAGAATTAAGAACAGAATACGGCTTTGGACTTCATCCCACACTGTTTAACGTCTGGTGGGGCGATCCTTCGGAAGATAAGTTTGCAACCATGATTGCGCTACTGAATGAGCGATTACGCGAGAAAACAGGAAATGATAATCTGGCTATCCTGATTGCTCCGCCGATTGATTTTTACGATAAGGAAATATTTGAGACGTATTCACGGGCATTCTATTCAGTGGTAGCAGAGAAGGAAACACTAAGATTTTACTACGGCAAGAACGAGATATTGAGAAACAGGACGCGGGAATTCAAAAGGGATGATCCTGCTATCCTTGCCATAGGTGGATTGGTGCATACGTTGATCAACACAACGCCATGGATGGATTCGCAGAGTGAAAATATGTTTACCGTGGAGGAGGGAATCTAATGTTCACATTTAATCAGGCGTTAATCTTATTGGCTGTTGTTTTTGGGATTTCTCTATGCTTTGGGCTTTTTTGTGGTTGGCTGGTGTTTAAGAGCCGAAACGCCACCCAGGGAGAGAGTTTCATCGGGGGAGCGCCTAAAGGTACAGTCTTCACGATTCCGGATGCGGCAGAAGATGACCTGGACGCGGAGAAGAGCATACTGGATAAGAGTAAAGACTTTTTAAAGATATTTGAGGGAGGTAAGTAAGTGATGGGTTGTGTGTATCAGGCAGAAAATACCGTACAGGAGCAAAATCATCAAGTCATACAAAACAAAAAATAAGTGAAAGTATTAAAAAGCATTGGATATTAAGAAAATTAAGAATGGAGGCAGATAAAAATGAATCAAGATTTGTCGGGATTGCCTGTTAAGTGTCCTAATTGCAAAAAGATTTTATTTAAAACTACCGATAAGTACGATCCTAATGTAAGTCCGCGAGGGGATATGTTAAAATCCCTTGTGACGTACCACTTGGATTTTCTATTAACATCATCAACGCCTGTTTCTAGCTTGACCTGCCCGGAGTGCACCTGTCAGTTGGCGCCGTATGGAAGATTGACAGTGATTGAGCCGGTACCGCCGTTTATTATTCCGGAAGGTGTATTGACTGAAGAAGAGGCTAAACAGGCAGCAGAAACGCCGGGGAGACTTTTCCCTCTTGGGGAAATTCCCCAGGCAGAAACACCCGTGCCCCCGGAAGAAATCACACCAGAGGCAGCGCAAAAAGCACAGCCTCTAAATTCTTTTACCGATACGGGGATAAGGATACCCATGGAAGAAGCCAATGAGCTGGATGAGGCTTTGGACAAGGTTTCCGTAGGGCCGCAAATATTCATCTGCGACATCTGCGGCAAGGAATGTAAGAGCCAGTTCGGATTGAATAGTCATAAGAGGAGCCATAAGTGATTGATATGTCATTATTCACCCCTCCAACAATATGTAAGAGGGCGAAGGCTGAATATGATCACGGGAAAGAAGTTGAATCTCGATTACAAAGAACTATCGCGAGGCTTGTTGATGACATAAATCAGCATAACCTAGAAACGAAAGACGTGTTTGAGCAGAATAGTCAATTAAAAAATCAAATTAAATTATTAGAAAATAAGAATAAATTATTAAAAGAAGACGTAAGTTGGCTTAAAGGAGAACACACGAGGCTTACTTTGGCTTATAGGCGGATCAAGGAAGAGATTAAATCGTTAGAGGGCAATCTTACTGTTGAGGTATTGTCATTGGATGAATTGACGGATTATGAACGTCAGAAGATGATTTTAAGTAACGCACAATATTTTCAATAAAGGAATCTTAATGTCTGACGACTCAAAAAAGATTATTGACGTTATAATCCGTTGTGCTAAAATGCTCATAAAATTACTGGAGAATTTAAAAAATGAACCGGTAAAATCTTAATATTTCTTCATCTATCCCGCCTTCTGGCTGCATAGTTTGATAAGCTGGCCGCGCATAATGCCCCGTCTGATTAAATCAGCGGGGTTTTATTATGTTAAGAGAATGGAACTTATCAAAACTGCCACCGAAAGACGATCCGGATGTTGGTCCGTATGCCTATTTGCTCTTTAACGCGGCTAAGGCAGAAAAAGAACGCCTCAATAAACCTCAAGACTTCGTAAATAATTACGCCCTCTATCGCGGACAACAGACCCAGCAGCAGACCGGCATGAAGGGCGCCAGGCAACCCAAGAAAGTCCTCACGCCGATCA